TGCAAGATCAGCAACCAATGCACACTGTTCTGCTTGTTCTTTATCATGACCGCAATATTTAATTAAACATGCCATGACATAAGCAAAACTATTTGTATCATCATTATACAATATTAGTTTATGGTCTTCTGGAAATTCCATTGTGCTAAATTACAATTTTATACCATAATTTTTCCAAAGAATTTTACTTGGATCAAATCCTTCAAGAGCTTCCCTAACCCATTTTTCATCTACAGTACCCATATAGCATAATACATGTACAATAGCTTTCTCATTTGGATTAAGACGTAGCAATCTACCAATTCTCTGTGCTGACTTTCTCTCATTACCATATGCATGCATAATGATACCCTGTCTTAATTCCGGTATATTAATACCTTCATTCAACTGCAGTACACAAGATAATTGTTTGATCTTGCCTTCTTTGAATAGTAAAAGATTCTCTTCAGAATTCTTATTACCACTGTGATAACTATATCTGCATAGTTTATCAGCTTGGTCTTGAGTATTAGCAAAGACAATACACTTAGAATTAACACTTGCTAGTAGTTTCTTAGTATATTGTTCTTTAGTAGAATACTCCATGAGAGCTTTCATTCTCATAACTCGGAGCATATGCATGTTACCAGAACCTACATCAATCCTTCTGGACCAATAAACATAGTTATCATACTCTGAAGTAATAAATGATCTATTCTTCATTACAGCTTGATAACCTTTACACTTATTTAGTTCAAGCTCATGTACAATGATCTGGTAATCATTAATAATACCATTTTCAATTGCATCATCAGCCTTAAAAGTATATACCACAGGACAAAACTGTGATACCATAATACCTTTTTCTGAACTTCTGTGTTTAGGTGGAGTACCGGTTAAACCCAGTATTCCACCTTTATACACATCAAGGAACACCCTATGAGAATCAAGAAGTGAGTGGCATTCATCTAAATAGACATAATCATAAGTATTTGGATCTCTTTTAGATAAACCAATATATGTAGAGAATGTAATTCTCTTTAACAAATCTTGTTTACCAAACTTTACAGCATCATCAGACCAGGATTGGAAGATAGATTTCTTTGGAGCAACTACTAGTACATTTTGCATAGCTGTTGTATTCCTTTCCATATGTAATAGGCCAACAAGGGTCTTACCGACCCCTGTGCCTAATACTACGGAACATTTCCGCCTCCCTTCTGTAGCTTTTAATGCTTCTTCTTGTATCTCTTGTCTTTCCATTTGTTAGATTTTAATAAGCATAACTTTTATGAACTGGCATAGCTTTCTCAAAAGTAAACTGAGTAAGTACTACATTGTCATTGTCATCTTCATTTGATACAGTAAGTACCATGTTCTCAAATGATACAAATTCACCCATGTAGTCACCATCAATGAAAACATCTCTCTTTGTCACACCCCAACGTTGCTTAGTTGATTCAGAAGCCTCTAAGAAATGAGGTTCACAACGTTGAATATCTGTTTGAGTTGGTAGTACAATTGCCATTTGTACTGATGTAAGAGCTCCAGTATACATGTTATATGTAGGTTTAAGCTCTTTAGCATTAAAGATGTCAGAGAATGAACTTGGACCTTGACCATGAATATTTACTTCAGTAATTACAGCTTTGACAATGTCAATTGTAATCTTCTGAAGCTTAGATATGTATGTAATACATTCCTCTTTAAAGTTTTTGTCTTCCAAGAGATCATCAACTATTTCTTCAATAGTTGCTTTATCAAGATCAATGAACTCTTTCACATATCTGATTCTTCCTGGTCTTTCTAACAAGTTGTCATCAATGTACTTATTGTTAGTAGTAAACAAGAATAATCTTCTATGCTCAGACTTCAATGCACCATCCATGAGAGTTAAAATCTCTGTTGAATTAGGTCTACCTTCTTCACTGACAAATACTTTTTCATACTCATCAACAAATACTACAACATCTTGGTCAATTGCAGCTAAGAACTCAATGAGTCCTTTCATTCTTTCATTGATAAGAATAACAGGCATGTTAAACTGATCCATGAAGTTATTACAGATTAACTCTGAAGTAACTGACTTTCCGGTACCTTTAACACCATTCATCAATACACCAAGATTACCTGTAGTATTAACAAATGTTCTGCTTACTCTTTCAATAAAGCTTTTGTTCACTCCATATACTTTATATGGAAAAACATATTTATCATGATACTGTGTAAGGTAGTATCCTTGCATATCAGCACCAGGGATATAAATCCCCGGTACTAATTTTTCTGTTAGTGACATGGTAGACACTGGTCTGAATATGTCACTGTCTTGTGACCAAGCTCTTTGGCTCATAGTTCTTATTTTGGTAATTTAAAAATTTGTTTTCTGATGTATGCACCAGCTTCATCTCCACTGGCCATAAGCTTAACAGTCTTCATGTGCTTATCAATAGCAGCCATAACCTTAGTATGGTTATATGTTGCATTGTAGGCCTGCATGAATCCATTCAAGAACTGAAACTTAACTCCTCTATCTGCCATACCAATCTTCAAGAAGATATCATTAAATGCTTTGCACATATCTTCTGCTTTTGGATTAGTAATCTTGAAAACTCCCTTTTTAATGGGCTGAGTACTGTATCTAATTGAAGTCATGTTAATAGCAATACATGCTAACATGGATACTTCAATATCATACATGTTCTTCCATTTGAAAAGTTTCATGTAATCAGGACGGATCATTTTCCATGCATTGATATAGTTCATCAAGTCCCAAGACTTAGATGAATTATTCAAGAATGCCATTTTCTCAATGAGATCTTCCTCAGATTTGATTTCAATCTCAATATAAGGAATTGATTGACCTTCTCTTTCTAATGCAGTGGCTAAGTGCTGTCCATCAATGATGTAAGTTTTCCACTCACCTTCAATGATATTAGTATAACATGCAATTACAGCTCTTGTACAACCAAGTTTACGTAAACTGGCAATCATCTTTTGCACATGTTTGCTATCAATACCTCTGTTCATAGGTAAAACAGAAAACTTTGAATAACTGTTTGTGTGTTTAATTTTGTATTGTCTTCCAATCAAATTCATAATCATAATTTTTAATCAGTAAATAAAATCATTTTAACCAGCCTAATACTCTAGCTTCTGACGGATGCTGGTGAATCCAATCATGGCAATTTCTGCAGGTAGCTTTCCAAGTAGATTGAACTAAGTAGAAAGCATCTCTGTTAGAGCCGGCATATGTATGATGTACATCAGTAGCACCATTCATACAGCCGGCCACAGAGACCTGACATATTGGATTTTCAGTAAGAAACCTTTCTCTCAGTTTGAGATACTCAGCATCTTTCTTTTTCTTTTTAGAAGAAACCTGAGGGATTTTATAATCGTTTGGTTTCTGTGAACTGTCACTATTAATGGCTTTTTGGCAACTCCAACAATATTTACAGTATTTAAACCCCTCATGGTTCTTCCATATAACGGTCTGTTTACCACAGCCGTCACATTCTTTAAGTTTTTTCATAGCTCTTTAAATTTCCAAATAAATCCTTTAGAGCTTTTTGTTTTACCTGTACAACAAGCACTAATTAATTGACACTTAATACCAAGTTCTCTACTAATTTCAGATGCTGAAATCCATTCTTTAATAAAGTTTCCATCCAAACTAAATTGTACCACTGCTTTTGCAGCTCTAGTTTGTAATTCACTCATATCAACATTTTTGGGTTTACGCATTTTCCTTTTAGATTCTTCTGTATGTTTAAATCCTTTTTTAGCAGATTTCATCTTCTCTACATGAGAGAGACTCTTCTTTTTGTTCTTTAAACTACTTGAGATTTTAAGCTTAGTTTCATCTGATACAGTTCTATTCTTCCATGATTCTGATATTTTCTTCTTTTGTTCATCAGTCATTGGTTTCCTATTCTGCTGTGCTTTTTTCATATTAAATAGTGTTGTTTCAGAAAGTATAGTAGGACAATGTTCAGTTTCAACATATAAACAGTTTAAGCCAGATTCACTAAGAACATCAAATTGTTCTTGCCAATATCTTTCTCTTATGTTTAGCATAGAAAGTTCACATTCTTCTAAAACTTCAAATAAGTGTTCAGTAACTCCGTATTTGTTGAATGATGCAAATAATCTGTTCTGCCCATTTCCCTTATAATACTTGTAGTCTCTAAATCTTTTTTCAATGTTTCTACTCTGTCCTACATATACTTTACTACTAGGGGAAGTAATTTTATAAATACCTATCATACTATAAAGATACACATTTTTTTACATATCTAGTACTTAAGTTTCATAAAATCACATTCTTTGAGTTTTGACTTCATTCTTTAATCTAGGTAAAGTAACTGGAGCATCTTTTAAATCAAAAAAGTTTTTTGGTAAGATGCCTTCAGCTATAAAGATAGCAATAATATCTTGCTTCTCAATACCTAAATCTTTAAAAGTTAAAGTGTTCTTGAATCTTTCATCTGTCTCAGTATCAGCCAATAAGAACTGTGTAATGGGACTGTTTGGAAAGAATCTCTCAAAAATTGTATTGGAATATTCAATGGTTAATTGCTGCTTAAACTTATTAAGTGTAATCTGAGCACGCTTATAAACATTAATAATCCGTTGTTTTTTCTTGCTACACATGGTAGCTAGTTCTTTCTCTGTAAGAGCATCTAAACCATAAAGTGCTCTCTTGTAGAGATAATTCTGATAGGATGTGTACCCATCTTGTTCATACTGTATATAAGTTTCTCTTGTATACAGCTGGTAATTTCTTACCTGTTTTTTAAGCTTTTCCATAATATACATTGGTTTAATCAGAAAATAAGAAAAGGGGGCATTTCTACCCCCTAATCATCAATCAACATTTATTGATTAGTTCCCAATAGAGAACTCTTCATTTGGCACAATTGCCTTATTTGCCTTTTGAGCTTGATAAGCTGCACGCAACTCTTCAACATTGTCATGTTTAATGAGCATGTCTGGTGCAGAAGCATCAAAGGTAAATTTAGTTCTACGGAAAATTGGTAAACCAGCATATGTACATACAATACCAGTTTCACCTGCAATCTTAAGATCTCTCTCAGGATTATCCTTGTTGAATGGCTCAAGAGATTCTTCAATTACAATCTTACCATCAAGTTGTTGACCTGCATAAAGTCCCATCTCACTTAATTCTGAGATTAAGCCCGGAGACAATGCAGTAATAACTTTTCTACGTAAGAAACCATTGTCATCAACAAGAGTTCTTACTTGCTGTACTCTAATATATCCATACTCTGGATTATTCTGAGATACATTTACAACGCTTTTGGTTGCTTCATCAGCTAATACAATTACTTTTGAATTCATAATAAAATAATTAATAAATAAATAATGAGCATTAATACTCTACCTCTTATTGCTCAATAAAAGGTAAGTGCTAATATTATTTCTAATATTAATTATCCAAAGAATTTGATAAGTCTATGATATCATCAAATGGTATGTCATCTGATGCAATATCCTGATAATTGTCAAGATCTTCATCTGTAAGTAAATCAAAGTCATAAGTTTTACCACCTGATTTTTCTACAGCTGAGCCAGCAAAAGGATCTATTACGTAGTTTCCATAGTCAATAGACATAAGATATTGAACATCTAAATCTGTAAGCTCTAGATATTCTTCAACTGAAAGATGAACTACTTTTCCGTTTGGTAACTGATATAGCATATTGATACTTAAGTAAATATACGTGAATAATTTACTTAAGTTTGTATGTATTTATTAAAAATACATAACTATATAGCTACACAAGGAAAAAGGGAGGGATTATAAGTCCCTCCCATATCCCTTTGTTAGGAAAAGCATACCAACAGATATACTATCTTTAAAGATCAGTAACAATCTCTACAATGTCCTTATAGTTTAAAAATCCAGTCTTTTCTTGTGGTGTACCTGCACTATCTAGCTCAGTATACCTAACATAGTAAGTAGCTGTATCATAAAAACCTTTAAAATCAGTTATTATAACAGTAGCATTACCATTAGCATCTAATAATGCATCAGCTTTCATTTTTGCAGTATCAATACCCCATGCAAGATCTTCTGCTTTTACTTTTACAATTGTTCCTACAGGAAGTACTTCTGGAGCAATATCACCAAAATAAGTCTTAAAGAACAATGAAGATGCTTCAGAAGAAAGACCAATAGTATAAGTTAAAACTTTTGCTATTTCAGCACTATTGGTATGATCAATAATACTCTTAATGCAGTTGAATAAATCTGTGTCTTCTAGTGCTAAATGTATTTTAGTCATTTCTTCTCCTATAATCTCTGATTTTACTCAAGAGAGGTTCATTAAAATTAGTAAACCAGTTTTCTCCACCAATTTTGGTACCTACATTAGGAGTCTCGGAGGATAGACATTCTACCCTCCTTGCTCCTGTTCTAATAGGTTGACCATCATTGTCCACCAGATCAAGCTCAAAATTGAAACCTAATACTGATGTAAAGATTTTACTATCCATTGCTAAGTTTGCTTAATAAACCCGAAAGTGGATTGCTTTCCACTTCTCTTACTTTAGTAAGCATAGTCATTATGAATACAACCTCATTAATATGATTGCACTCTGCTACTGCATCTTTGCAACTAGTACTAAAAAGATCATTCTTTTTATAACTATCAACTGCTAGTCTTAGTAGCTCATCTCTTCTTTTATCTGTAATTCCAAGCATCTCTTGGAAATCAGATTTATCCTCACCAATAATAAGTACTTCAAACTTATTATTCTTTGGATAAGTTTTCTTTCTATTAAATAGTTTTCCTAACACATTCATAATCAGAATTTTAAGTGAATAAATAAATAAATAAAAAATGCCGGTACTTTCCCGGCTGTCACCAACTTTGTCTTTCAATGTTTTCTGGTTGGTACAGTCTGTAGTCAGGACAGGACCTACCCCTGCATGAGCTCCATTTTACCTTAACCTGTGCT